ATGATGCGCATCATTTCTTCTGCCATGATTTTTATTACACTCTTGCTTCCTTCTGCCACCTTTGCCCAATTTGTAGATCAGACGGTTCAACGGATTGATCAACGCACCTTAGCGCGATCAATCCAATGCGAAACTGGATTGTTTGCGCAAGCCCTTCGCGGATTGCGAATTCCCGCTAGTCGCATGAACGCCTCTGCAAAGATCACGGACAAAATTGAACGCGGATGGGGCTTCGGAGGAGATCTGTCCGCGCTGATTCTTGCAAAATTCAGTGCAGGAGTAACTCATGGCAACACCTATTCCAACGTTCTGAGCTTCAGGAGATTTAATCTCAACGTTGCTAATGTTGCTGCATGTCGGGACCGCAACACTGTGGCGTTGCATGATCTGCGTCGCTGCCTAAGAACAAACGCGGAGTTCTTTGCCCCACGCGGCCCTCTAGGTGCCGGTGACAGCAATTGCCTTTCCCAAGTTAACGTAAAGGTGCAGGCATATGCGGGCCTCTCGGTTCCATTCAATGTCGTTACTATAGGTCCGCACGCCTCGTTTGAAACTGACTATGTTTACGGCGTCCAGATCGTGGCTCCTGCGGGAGGTTCAAACGACTAGGAAACAAGCGTAGCCAGTAGAGAGGATCGGCGAAACGTCGACCCTCGCCGCTCCCGGATTCGCCGCGCACCATCCGCCCCGTCCCTTGACAACATTCCTATAAGGATTATAGTCCTGCACGTCAGGGGCGCTTCGCGAGGCGTCGTTGAGCGGGACAGATCATCGGCCGGGAGACCGGCCGGTGAGGGTTTGGCGAAGCTGCGCAGGTGCAGCGGCGCCGAGCTTGACGCGGCGTCCTGCGCGGTGTGGCTCGCACCCACGTCGTCCGGGAGGCAGAAGGTCGCCGTCCGTCGCTACTATGAGCGGCCGCCCATTGCGAGGCTGGACGGGACGGAACGAGGCGGGAGAAATCCCCGTGCTCCCCGCGCCCGGAAGAACGGTCCCGATGCCAAAAGATCGCCGCTGGTGGGCGCGCCGTGACGGCGATGCGCGATGGATCGCAAACCATCGCGACAACCACCAATCTGCGCCAAGCGGCGCGCCCCCGCCCCTCGTCGTGACGACGACGGGCGCAAAGCTCGGGCTCGACAGAGCCGCGAGATCGCGACGCCGTGGCTGTTTGACAGTGTGATCCCGAAAGCGTGGCGAGCTTCGCTCGATATGCGCATCCTAGCGCCGCGGAGACCGCTCCCGGATATCGCTCCGCTCATCTGCAGATCTATTATTGGCGCGAGATGATGGCGCTGCTTCGCCGCTGAGAGCGCGAACCAACGCCCGATGCCTCGACACCCGGCAGTCTTGGCGCCGCGGAGATGCGGCTCCCGGATGTCGCTTCGCTCATCCAGGCTACAGACTGCAACCGGACCACAAGCTTGATAATATTCCTACAGGGATTATAGTCCGTGTCGTCCTGTCCGTGAGGGGCGCTTCGCGAGGCGTCGTTGAGCGGGACAGATCATCGGCTGGGAGACCGGCCGGTGAGGGTTTGGTGTAGCGCGCAATTTCATTTGGCACCCCGCGCAACTTCAAATGGCACTCACAGCCTAGGGTCACGCCAACCATGCGTCATGACATACCCAGCCGTTGGGCTGTCGGTACGGATCCTGATCCTCGCCGAGGCGTCAGTATAGACATAATTGTTGAAGGTCGGATTTGTATTGCCCACTGTTCCAACAATCGTGAAATTGCTTGACGATGCAGCAATATCAGCCTGATCTGGAGATGAAATGAAGCACCAGACTAGGCTTGCGACACCGTACTCCACCGTAACTTTCGCGCTGACCTTGATGCCTGGCGGGACCGATAAGGTTTGAAGGAGTGCGGTGGAAGAGAACGTTGTATTGCTTGCATCCTGAACAGCCACGCTCCAAAGGAATTCGTCGCCTATCTGGGTGAACCCGACCCACTGCGCACTGCCGTTTGTTTTAATCGCCCCGATCCGGCGCGACAGTGTGTAGCTCGCGGGTAGCGTCGGCGACGTGGCGGAAAGCGAGATCAGCACGTCGACCACGCCGGTGTCGGCGCGCTTGATCAGGTGGACGTGGTACCACGTATTGTTGGCGATTGGTCCGGTGTCGAGTGCACCGTTGCCAGTGCCGACCGCCCATGCCGAGGTGGTTTTGTTTAGCGGCGATCCGAGCGTCATCATATCCGTCGAGTCGCGGCTCGCCGCCACTCCGGTCGCCACGTTGAATGTTGCGGATGAGCCCGCGGTAGACAGGGTCAGGCCGAAAATCAGACCAGGTATCGGAAGTAGCTTCACCGCCTCTGCTGGAGATGGTGCTGTTAACAATCCCTTCCCGACGGAGGTCGCGCCAACAGCCGTTTGAGCCGCGGCCTGATCGGCCGCGGAAAAGAGGGCTTTGCCAACAACGCTTGCCCCGAGATTGTTGAGACCTTGCGTCTTCCCGCTGCTGGACAGTCCCTGGCTCCGAGAGACCGAAAGCACATCGTCGTTGAACGCCCGCGCCGTCATCACGCAAGTGAGGACTGCTCCGCCGGAAAGGTTGAGCGGATTGTTGCTGTTGGTCGAGTAACTGACACTGCGCGTTGCGGTGGCTGCGTCAGATCCGAGCGTCAACGTGCCGATCTCGCGGGCGCCGCCATCAGTAATTTCGTACTCTGGCTGGTCTCCAGCGACGGCACCGGCCGCGGAAAAGCTCTGCCACCCCTCGGGAACGGTTCCCAGCGTGATGTCACCGGGCCCAGTAGTTGCGATGGCGTGGCGGACGTTGTCGAACTGCTTCTTGGCCATTTCAAAGCCCTTTAATCGAACATGATGAAGCTGGCGCGCGGGCGCAGCGGAATTGGTCGGCCCGACACGGCGATGATGGCGGGCAGGAAGCCGAGCCGAACCTCAATCCCGACAGCAGGAGCTTGTTTGGCAATCGACGCAGCCGCAGTGGTTGTAAGCAGCGACGACGTCGCCTTGCCACCTGCCGCTGCTATGGTGCGCGACGGCAGGGAGAGCGTTTCGAGGATCGGCCCACGCCCGAACGCACAGCGGCCGAAGCCGCGCTCGTAGAGCGTGACTACCCGCTCGCCTGGCGCTGCCGTGATCGTGGCGTACAGCGAACCGCCCGCCGCGGCCAATTGAGCCGGCTCGACATTGCCGGGGATGCCGCCCCTGGCAGACGACGACTGCGCCACCAGTTCAGCGCTTTTGAACGTAACGGTGGTCGTCGACGATAGCGCTCCAGGCGCAGCAGCGATCTGCTCAGCGCCCGCTGCGGTCGCGATTGTGACTGGAGCGTTAGAGCGGGAAGCAACGAGCTGCTCGGAATGGAAAGCCACACCGACCGATGCAGCCAGCACCGATCCGCCGGCCACTTGGACCGCCGCCTCCGAGCTGGAGGTGATCGTAGCAGCGACAATGCTGCCAGCAGCTGCAATGATCGCCGTCGCTGCCCCGGACAGGATGGCATCACAGGCGCGACCCGACGCAGCAATCGACGCGGATGCAGGTGCCGCTGAAACGACGGCATGCAGCGCAGACGGTTCGGCCACCAGGCCGGCCGCTTCCGGGACGATGTCGAGCGTCCAGCTCGTCGTCTCCTCGGAGCGACCGAAGGCTGCTCGACCGTATGGGCCGCGACCGAAGGCCATGGGATCAGCTCGGCTCGATCGTATAGGTGGTGCCAGCCGCCTCGATGCGACCGGGGCCGCCTTCGACGGCGATCAGTAGCTTGCTGATCGTCGCGGCGTTGGACTGCACCGCCTGACGTTCGGCATTCAGCTGCTCACGCTCGCGCCGCAGCCGGGAAACCGTCTTGACGCTCGGCTTCTCGGCCGACTCAGCGGCAGCCAACTCCAACGAAATCTCGGCGGCCTTTTCCACCAGCGCCACACGCTGCAGGTTGAGCTGTTCGCGTTCGTTGCGTAGCACGGCTCCGGCGGCCGCAGCCGACAGGCCTTGGATATTGTGTTCGATCGCGGCGAGAAACTCGCTCTCGTCACTCATGCCAGCGTTCCTTTTCCGAAGCGGACAATGCCGTCGGTGCCGGGCGTGATGTTGAACGCCGAACCATCGGGCACCGTGAGCGTCGAACCGAAGTCGAACCGGCCAACAAGTTTGTCTCCCGTCGAGGTGTCAGAATAGATCCCGATATAGCGGAAGGGACCGATCGCTCCGCCAGATGCAATCCAGCCGAATTGCGCTGACGAGAAACGCCACTTCCCGTCGTTGTTAGGCTGCGTCCAGACCACCGACGTCAGAGTCACGCCTCCGGTGGTGTAGCCATTTCCGGTGGCGATCTGAGTGACTTCTGAGAGAGCGTCGATCGTCGATAGGTCAAGTGCCGTATTTGACAGTACAGCCTTGAACGTATCGCTCTCCAAGTTGACGCGGCCTCCACCGAGGTGACCGAGGAGTTTGTAGGTCGTGTCGAACGTAACTGCCATCGTAGCCTCTCTTGGTCAGTTGAAGATGCGGTCGGTGCGGAAGGTGATTGCGAGCCGGGTAATGCCGGCGCAGCTCTCGACGACGAGTTGCAGCGCCTCGCTTGTCGAGATGTTTTTCGTCCAACCTGTGAGTATCGCATCCGCATAGTCGCGCGCGGTCGCGAGAGTCGGCTTGGTGCTGGCGCAGATGCTGTCCTCGGGGCGCGGAACACCGGCAGCGAAAGCACGCTTGCGGATGTCGAGCACCACCGATCCGACGCCATCGGCGCGCATTGAAACGCCGGTGATGATGGCGTTAACGCCAAGCGGAGGCACATCGATCTCGGAGCCCGCAGCGATCTCGCTGCCGCCGCTGTCCAAAATAACTGTGAAGCTCGATTGCGTCGGGAACGGATAGAAGACGACCCAATCGTCCAAGCTTGTGCCCGGCTCGATGCCTACATTGCCGCGCTTGCTGATCCAGAGCTTGCCGGCATGGGGCTGGACGGTCCTCGGGCCGTAGGTGGTCTCCGCGTTCCATTCCACTGTCGAGAATGCGATGTTCGAGTACTCGCCGACGTAGCGCCAAGCGCCGCCCTCTTTGTACCATTCCTTCGACGTCGAGGGCTGCCGCGCAGTCTGCCCTTCATCACCGCGCCAAACGGGCGGTGCATCGAGCCCCGATCGCACGAACACATAGGTGCCCTCGACCGCCAGATCCTCGGCCAACCGGACGACCGACTGCGCGACCGCCGGGGCCGCGAAACTCTCGATCGAGGTGTCGGTGATGACATAGCCGGCGCCAGCGACATCCGCTCCCGGCCAGGGTGCGACCAGCTCGATCGTATCCTCGTCGACGACCTCTTTGATCTGCACCGGGAAATATCCGGTGATCTGCAACGGGCACCAAGCCTTGATGCCGTTCGTCAGCCACAGCGGATTGCCGCCGCCAGTTACGGTCGTCGACCCGGCCGCGACGCTGACGGTCCCGACGTCGAAAATCCGGCTCACCATGATCCAGTCTTTCCCGGAGCGATTGCGTCGAGCTGTTCTTTCGTGGCCGCGGCGCGGATCTGTGCCAGTACCGCCTGGCGCCTCGTCTCACGCTCTTCCAGCATGTCGGGCTTCGAAAGGATGTCGCGCGCGAGATCCTCGACAGCCACGCCGCGCAACGCCGCCTCGGCCGCGAGCTGCTGGGATACGACGCCCTGGAGCACGCCCGCCGCGGCGGCACGCTTCGCCGCATAGGCAGCGTCACGATGAGCGTAGGCCGCGGCCTCACGGTTGAAGGCACTGTCGAGACGCTGCTTTGCAGCTTCCCGCAGCGCCGGCATCGGGTCGATGTTGAGCACCACCATCACGCCACCGCCTCGATCTCGCAGACGAACAGCCGCGCCGGCCACAGGTCGATCGCCACCCGGTAGATTCCGGGAATCGGACACGCGAACTCCAGCTCGGCTTCGCCGGGTGTGCCCTGGTAGATCTGGTCGCCGCCCATCGTCATCGTGACCAGAGCCGCCTTCGGCACGCCGACCAACAGCGCGCGCTCTGCACCGCCGGCCTTGATTGCGCGGCGCTGTGTCAGCACCGACAGATTGGGCCGCTTTCGCAACGCTGGCGCGCTGGTCGTCGCGCCGGCGACGTACCAATCGTCCGGCGGCAGCAAAGAAGCCTTGGCGTCGGTGACGAAGCGTTGGCCGCTGTGCCTCAGCTGCTCTTGATACTCTTCGGTCGGCGCGAACACCTTGTTCGCCTGTACGATTCGCCCCGAGTCGTCGTAGATGGCGTGAAACATCGGTCTAACCGTAGTTCTTCAGGATGCAGTAGTTCACGACAGCCGGCAGAAGATTCACCTGGTCGGAGAAATCGTGCATGAAATTGATCCCGTAGATCCGGTTATTCGCGACAAGAGCGCCGAACCCGTAATCCCCGCTGTGCCGAACCGTGACGAGTGGTCGCTGCGCGCCACTGGTCGCCGAATCCTTTCCGGCGACCATAAACAGCGGATAGGTCCCCGGCGGCGTCGACACGATCGGTCCACCATCGACGACATTTGCGGGCGAGAAGTCATAGGCGAGCATCGACGGAACCTGCACATAGCCCGTTCCCCACAAGCGCAGTGGCTGGTGATCGGCGGAGAACAGCAGATCGAACGCGTCGGCGTTGCTCGCGTCCGCCCCCGCGATCCCGACCTTCAACGGCGTTCCGCCGGCTTGGAGGATGACCCGCCGGCTCATGTGAACGGCGCGTTGTAGACCGCATAGGCGGTCGGCTGGTTGACGGTCAGCGACATCGACGAACCGTTGCCATTGATCGTTGCGAACGACGGTGGGTAAGAAGTGAAGCGCACACCACCTCCGCTCTGATACCCGTGAGCAAAGCCCGAAGGCGACGGCCTGATCGCACCGGTCAGACCGGAGTAAACCACCAGATCGGTCAGTGTCTCGCGACTGTGCAAAAACACATAAGGTGAGCGCGACAGGCCAAGGGCAATCGTCTGCGACGACGCCAGCCATCCCAGCATGATGAGTTGCGAGATCTTGCTCGAAACGTTCATCGTGAGCTGCTCGTCTGACGCGTACATCGGGTCGATGCCGGGCGGGGCGATGAAGATCCCCCCGCTGGTTGGCGATCGCTTGCCGATGATCATCCATCTGCTCATGGCGCGGGCACCGGGACGCGATAGATCGCATAGACGATGTTGGTCGGCGGGGTTGCTCCGCCGCGGAAACGATTGCTGTAAATCGTGGCACCGAAGCCAAACTGCGATCCGTTCATGTAGTCGTCGTAGACCACGTTCCCGACCAGCTTTCGGATTTCAATGAACGGCGAATAGCCTAGATCTGGGAAATAGACATCGGCCTGATAACCCTGACCGATGTCAGGCATAGACGCGATGCCGAGCTGGTGGACCTTCAAGAGGTCGGTCCACCGCGAGTCGAACGAGAGCTGGCCTTCCGATGCGTAGAGTGCATCGAAGTTGATGAGCGACGTTTTGATGCCGCGCCCATCGAGTAGTCTTCCCGCAACAGCTCTTCGCGTGCTCAATCCCACCACTCCATCCGGCCGTTGTTCCAGTCGGCGATCATCTTGCCATCGGGGCTCTGCTGATATCCGGACGTGACGTGCCCAAGATCGGCAGTGATCGCCGAGAGCTGCGCGACGTTGAACATCCGCGCCGTGAAAGTGCCATCGAGCACCATGTTGCCGGCGAGGCCCCATGTCGGGACGCCGCCGACCTGGCCGACAACGAGGAAGTCTTGCGGCGCGCCGTTGGCGTAGCCGGGCAACTGAAACTTGAACTTGTCGGCCTGGAAGATGATTTGAGACAGCGATTGGCCGCCGTTGATCAGCTCGATGCCGCTGATCGCACCGTTCACGTTGGTCGTCACCGACCAGCGCGCCGCCGCGTAGCCGTCGAGCCGCGCGATCGCACTCGAATTCGTGGTGACACTCGCCGAGACCGTCCCGAGCTCGGCCGTCACTTCGGTCTGATAGGAGGCGAACGCTTCGTCGAGTGTGGCGAGCGCCTGGCTGACCACCTCGACGGAAGCGCGGCTGTCCGCAGTCTCCTGGTGCAAGAGATACTTGTCGACGACACCGCGCGCCGCGACGGTCGCGATCATGTTCGACAGGTCGGCGCGGATCGCAGTGATCTCCTCGCGCTCCTGTTTCAGGGTCGCGATGACATGCTGAATGCCTGCGACGAGATCTTCCATCGTCAACCGAACGTCCGGCGTTGTCACCGGCATCCAGTCCGAGGGGACCATATCGCGCGGCGCGGTCGGAATCAGCCGCGCCTCGACTTCATAGTCGGTCGCCGGGAGCAGCCCGCGGATGATGATCGCGCCTTCGGCATAGAACGGCGTCTGATTACTGACGACGATGTCTTCGCTCTCCGCCTCACGCACCCGATAGGCGACGCCGGAGATTCCCGCCAAGGTGCCGTCCCATGCCAGCCGGATGCACGGGCGCCGTTCCAGCCCGCTTGTGTCGCGCTCGACATAGGGTTCGACCAGCCAGCTCAGCGTTCCCTGCGGCGCCGGGCGCACGAACGTCGTCGGGCCGATCGCCACGCCCTGGTAATCGGTCTCGTGATCCCAGTCGTAATCGCCGGGATCGACCTCGGTCACCGCCATGGTGACGTCGAGGTTGGCGTGGTCGACCATCTGGTCGACGCGGAACAGCTTGGACGAGTAGCCGTTGCGGGTCGATGTCCATTGTCCGACGTCGCCGGGCTCGACCAGCCAGAACACCGGCGGGAATGCCAGCTCGTGCGTGCGAGCGCGCCGGGCCTCGTCGATCGCGCTTTTCTGCAGCCGTTGCACCTGCGCCGGATACGGGGCGAAGTCGAGCAGCGGCGTTGCCATCAGCCGCCGGCCGCCGTCGCGCGCTTCGAGATCGGGTCGGTGATAAGCCGGCGCCGTCACGACGCTCCAGCCCTGCGCCGGATCCGGGTAGCGCGCCTGGATGCCGTTGGTGCTCTTGTCGAGCGAGAAGAACGGCCGGGACATATGCTCCTCGGTCGACAGCAGATCCACGTCGGTCCAGCTGAACGACGGACTATCCGGCGCGCCGGCGTGATACTTGTAGAAGCCGCCGACTTCGGTCAGCCGTCCCTGACAGGTGGTGTTGAGCTTGGTGATGATGTCGAGCGGCGCCTGGTCGACCGAGATCTGACCGCCAGACCTGTAGGCCGGCTCGATCCCATTCTCGCCCTCGACGCCGTTGCGGCACTTGGCGATCTGCACCAGCCAGTTTGTGATCGGCAGCCGCGCTGCGCTCATGCGCTGCGCGCCGTAGAACCAGGTGCCGCCGTAGCTGATGCCGCGCAGGATGTTGTAGGCCTGGACTACCGGCAGATCGTCGCCGTCGCCGCCCCAGGTGGAACGATCGCTCCAGCGCTGCGGTCCGTCGCCACCGGCGGTGGTGTCTTTCGAAGGATCATAGAGCGGGATCGAGCCTGGCACGAACTTATAGGTCGGGAAGCCGGCGAACAGCGTGTCCTCGACCAGCGCGGTGCAGATCACATAGGCGACGCCAAAGCCGACGCGTGTCGCCTCATAGGGATAGTCCGCGCTCGACACCCGGTTGACCAGATACGGGTCGGCCGCCGTTTGCCGGCCGTTGTAGTACTTGACCCACAGATGGTCCTTACCGTCCTTGCGATACTGCGCCAGCGGAACGCCGAACTCGCCGTGCGCCTCGCCGGACAGCAGCGTGCACTGCTCGCCGTTGACCCACACTTCGCGCAGCGGGCCGCTCGGCAGGTCGGACAGCGCGATGACCTGGACGTGATAGGCGTTCGGCGTGTCGCCGTCATTGCCCCACTCGTTGGCGTAGACCAGCGATCCAGCCGTGAAGCTGTAGCCGACGATGAAGCTGCGCGGCACGTCGCCGGAGGCCTGCAGCTGGCCCTGCGCAGAGAAGTGGCTCTCGGCTGCCTGCGCAGCCTGCTCCGGCTTCTTGCGCAGCAGATAGGAGATGCCGACTGTGGTGGCGAGAACGCCGACCGCCACGAAGGCCGTCGCGAAGAAACCGGTAAGCCCGATCGCCGAAGCAACTGCGCCGAAGATGGCTGTAAAAATTGCCATTTCAAAGCGCCTTCAAGAAGTGGGTTTCGGCGGTCTGGTAACCGCGCCGCAGATACAGCTTCGCCACCTGCGGATCGCCGCCCATGCCGGCCATGCCGGCGAAGACGCAGCCCTGGCGACGAGCCCAGTCCTCGTAGGCGTCGAGCATCCGCGGCGCAGCGCTGCCGCCGCGATGCGCCGGGTCGATCCACCACGCCGTCTCGCTGGCGATCCACACCGGACCGAACCGATGCTCATAGGCGGCCGCGAGCAGCACGCCGCGCGTGACGCCGTCGCGATCGTCTGCCGCGAGGCAGATCATTCGCGGCGACCGCACGTGCATCAAGAACAACCGCTCCGCATAGGCCGGTTCGAACGGCACCACAAAGCCGGTCGGACCATCGGCCCGATCGAACCCGGCGCCGAGGTGAGATGCGTGCAGCAGCGCGACGGCCTGGTCCTTGTCCGTGTCGATTGCGAGGCGGACGATACTCATCACTTGCCCCCGCTGCCGCCGCCGACCGTGCCATTGGCGCGGCCCCAGAAATGCTGGCGATCGCCGACCGTCGCCACGTCCTGGTAGAAGTTGTCGGTCGCTTCGCGCAGCCGCTGCGAAGCGTCGGACCGCGTATCCGATGACGAACGCGTCAGCTCCTGAGTATGAGACGTGCAGGTCAGCTTGACCGTGCCGAACTCGTTCTCCTTGACGGTAGGAATCTCGACGAGATCGATGAAGCCGTAGAACCTCGGGATTGCCGGGCCAGCCTGTTCGCGGCTCACCTCGTCGAACAGTCCGCGATGGATTTGGACCACGCCTTGCTTGGCGTCGTAGCTGCGCAGCAGGTCGTTGACGCGGCCGGAGCACTGCGCCAGCTCGATCGTTACCGTCTGCACAGTCAGATCAGACACCAGGGCGATGTCGGAGATCTTCACCAGCGTGCTGCTACCGATGTATGTGCGCGTGACGATGCCGCCGGTGTCCGGGTCGATCACCTGAGCGTCGAACGGTCCAATGTCCGACCACATGCCGTCATAGACCGGCGAGCCGTCGGCGATCGTGCGGACCTGCAGCCACAGGAAATCCCGCGACACCAGGCTGTGGGCGCGTAGCGCATTGTAGGCTTGCTCGGAAAGGCTGCGCGTCATGGGATCTGCACCGCCTGGAACGAGATCACGGTCTGCGTTCCGTTGTACGTCTTCGGCTTCACCGAACCGGGGGCGAGGTTGAAGACGCCGCGCGGCGCGCGCAGGTTCACGGCGATGCCGAGCGTCCAGCCAGGCCGTAGATGCGGTCGCACTTCGAACTGTGCGGTTACGCCGGCGCTGTTCGCCACCACGCGCTCGCTCACCCGGTGCAGCGCGCGGCGGCCGCCGAAGTCGAACGACAGATAGTCGCCCTTGCTGATGATCTGCCCGGCCTTCAGTCCGGTCAGCGCGATCGCCTTGTTGTTGGCGTTGACGGCCGACAGCACGCCGTCGTTGGCCGAGCCGTCCGGATAGGCGCGCGGCCCCGGCCGGCGCAGGTCGTAGGCCTCGAACGGATTGATCACGCCGTCGAGCGTGTCGAGATCGGCCTCAAGCTCCAGCGCCAAGGCGTTGCGCAGCGGCTCGGTGACGAAGCTGGCGAGCCAGATCGCCGAACCGAGATCCTTGCCGATCGAGATGCCATCCGCGGTGCGGCTCATCTCCTGGCGCGACACCAGCACCAGCGGGTCGCCGGTGAAGCCGACATTGGCGAGCAGATCGACGCGGGGAAAGCTGATCATGATCTGATCTTCCACGCGGCCTTGGCGTCGCCGTATGCACGTGCGACGTGATCGGTGAATTGCGGGCTGCGCACGAAGTCCTTCACGGTGCCCGCAGAGACCTCCTGAGCAATTCCCTTCGCGACGTCCGTCACCACGGTTTTCAGTTTGCCGTCGTCGTCGACGCTGACGGAGAGACGGAACTCCTGCGGTGCGGCGCTCCCGGCCGATCCGCCGGACGAAGAACTTTGAAAGCTCGGCAGTCGCGCGATGTTGCCGAGCTGATCGAGCGAGCCGCCATCGGCGAAGCCCGGCAGATACGGCTTGCTGACGTGATGCGGAAACACCGTGACGCCGCCGGCGTGCACCTTGATGATCTCGGCGCCGCGCTCGCCGACCACGCCCCAGCCGGGGCCGAAGGTGCCGCCGTCGGCCGCCGTGAAGGTCGGACCGAAACCACCAATGCCGTCCGTGGCGAAGCTGCCCTTGCTACCACCGCCGAATAGCGACGACAGCAGGCCGCCGCCGCTGCCCCCCGTGAACGCGCCGAACAGTCCGGAGACCAGGTTGTCGAGCTGAGTGCTTGCGATCTTGTCGGCGATCCTGCCGATCGCATTGACGCCAGCATTGCCCAGCGCCTCCATGGCGGTCGCGCCTTGCTGGATCGAGGTGCGGAAATCGGTGAAAACCCCCTTGCTGACGTCGAGCGTGGTGTTCTTCAGCTGCAGCATGTCCTGGTTGAACTTCAGTGCCGCGGCGTCCGCGCTGCTCAACGCCCGTTGAACGTTGTCCCCATAGGCACCGCGCAGCTGCTCGGCGATCTGGGCGTCGTCGGCCGATAGCCCCAGCGTCTGGCGCTGGAACGCCGCGTCCGATTGCACACGAGCCAGCGCCAGCTTCTGCGCAGCTTCGCCGGCGCGATCTCCGATCTGTTTGATGCGCTCTGCGTACTTCTCGGCCGTCCCGCCGCCGGCTTGCTGCGCGGCTTCGGTCAGCACCGCCTCGACGCGCAGCTTGGCGATCTCGCCGGCGCTCTTGCCAGTCGCGGAGGCTTCGGCCTCGGCACTCGCGGCCTGCCGGTCCATCGACTTGGCAAGGCGCTCGAACTGACCGGCGGTGTCGGAAACCTGGTCGGTGATGCCGACGCGTTTGCGATCCTCCGGCTTGTCCTTTCCTTCTATGACTTTCTCGCCAGAACTTAGGTCCTTCAGCGCCCGAGCGGTCTTGGACGCTTCGTTGATCTTGGTAATTAGATCTGACGCAGCTTTTTGTAGAGAGGGATCTAGTAACGCGATCCGCGCAATTTCGTTGACAAACCCTTCGACGTCGGGCTTGCCCTGTTTGAAGCCATCATTGAGCCTAAAGATGGCATCTTCAAACGGTAGGAGTTCTCCCCTAATTGTCTTAACGTTATTGAAGTAGTTTCCAAGGCTATCGCCGAAACTGGTAACACCTCCGATAAAGGAACCGACCTGCGTTTGTAGCGTCCTCTGCAGATCGACCTGATTCTGCCGCAGCTGCAGCAGCGTCACATCTTTGCTCTGCTCGTAAAAATCGCCTGCCGCCGTCTTGGCATTCTGGTAAGCGCCGCGCACCACGTTTATCAGGCGGGCTTGCTCGGTGAGCTGCCGGTCGATCTCGCGGCTGGCGCGCGCCGACAGCTCGTTGTAGGCGGAGAGCGCTGCGGTCGCGAGGCCAATCGCGCCGGTCAGGAATCCGACGACGCCGACCGAACGCGACAGCGCGCCCAGGCTCGCCGTCAGGCTGCTCGCCGTGCTGGCGTTCAGCGCGAGCGCGTCGTTCGATCCCTTGGCCTTCGAAGCCAGTTCTCCGAACTTCGATAACAGCGCGGAAGTCGATGCCAGCAGGTTGTCATTCGCCGCGCCCGCCGCCTCGGCGCTGCCCTTCATCGATCCGGCGGCGCCGCTGGCTTTCTTGAAGCCGTCTTCAAGGCCCTTGGCGGTATCGGTCGCGGTCGTTCCCAGGTCGGTGACGGCTTTCGACGCATCGGTCGCGGCTTCCACCGCGCCGTTGCTGTCGCCGTCGATGACCAGAGAGACCCGCATGGTCAGCTGTTACTTTCGTTCAGTGCGGCGCAGGCCGCGGCTTCCATGATGCGCAACCCGCGCCACAGCGCAGGCGTGATGGCGATCTGTTCGGCGTCGAGGCCCGCCCGCACCGCCGTGTAGTCGAGGCTCACATAGACGAGCCGCAGCGGCGCCGCCGCGCCACCGCCCATCGTGGCAAAGCCACCGCCGCCGATCGCGGTGGTCCGCCATTGCGACGCCACCGCCAGGAACGCCCGCACAGTGTCGGCGTGCTCCGGCCAGACGCCCGCATAGTCCGCAGGCTCGATCAGCGCCGGCGCGGCGAGCGCCTCGGTCAGTTCGGCGATCGACTCCGCGTCCATGCCGAAGCGCTGTGCATCGGCGATCGCCTTGGCGTCGCTGCTGTCGCTGGTCGGGGCCGCCGAGCCGCGTGCCCATCGCCGGGCGGCCCATGTCAGTTTCCCTCTTTGACCTTCCGAACCGCGTCGAAGTAGTGGCGGATCACGGCGAGCCGGACATTGCTCATCTTCAGCAGCTTCTGGCGCAGATCGAACGAGCACGCGATCGGCTCGCCAGTCGGTCCGGTCAGTCCGTCGATCTTGGCGACAAGCGAATCGAGAAACTGCGTGGTGCCATTCGACGTGTTGAGATCGAACTTCTTGACCTCTTCGGTGTCGAGATAGTTATACGTGACAACCAGCGTTTCCTCGTCGTGCCCGCCGTCGACTGGCGTCAGCACCGTGACGTCGTGGGTAAAGGTCGGGTTTGGAACGATCTTGAACATGGCGTCTCCTGACTAGGTGAGCGTGAGCGAGAACTGGTCGTTGCCGGTGCCGCTCGGCAGCGGCGTCAGGGACAGCACGCGCTCCGCAATGCCCTGGTTGTTGGTTGCCGCGCCGGGCCGCTTCAGTTGGCAAGTCGGCGCCGCGATCGTCGCGATGTTGCCGGCGACGGTGCCGTGCACGATCTCGGCCGGGATCAGCGTCTGAGCGGCGGCGAGCGCGAACGGATCGAAGTCAGTCAGCGGCGTGACCTCGACCGTGCAATCGAGAGCCTCGGCGCGATCGGTGATGATGATCTTCTCGACGTTGACCAGAAGCCGCGGCTCGACCTTGTTGCCGAGCTTCAGGCTCCAGCTCCGCAGCGCCAGCGCGACGCTGTTCAGTTCGAAGGTCGGCGTGTTCGCGGCCGCCGCGATCTTCGGCTTCTTGAAACCCGTGAGCGTCGTGGCCGGGCGGCTGACTTCGGTCGGAGCTACCCACAGCCCGGTGAAGGTCCAGCGAATGCGCGGAATGCCCTGCGCGTCGAGGCTGATCGTCGCGTCGCCGCGCGCGCCCTTCAGCGCATGGAGCGTGTCGCCGAGCCAGAACTTGACGTAGAGGCTTTCCATGTCCTCGCTGATCGGCGTGTAAGCCACGGACGTGTTCGCGACGATCACCTCGGCGCAGCCGCAGCCGCGCATCAGCGGCCCCCAGGCGGGCGCAGTGCCGGGCGTGCCGGATCCAGCAAGCTCGGTCGAGAATTCGATGATGACGTGCAACCCGGCCGGGATCGTGGCTTCGCCAGACAGGTAGTCGCGGATCAGGTTGCGGGCGACGTCCTGGCCTTCCATCGGCCGCAGGGCGATATCGGTTCCTAGGATTGCATTCGCCGCGCCGGTCAGCGTCGGGTCCGTCGCGTAGTCGGACTCCAGCTTGGCGAGCAGCACCATCTTCCGGAAGAAGACTGAATCGAACATCGTTACTTCTCCGTCTTCGCTTTGCGCGCCGGCTTGGTGTCGGCGGGCTGTTTGTCGTCAGGCGTGTTGGCAACCGCGAATTCGTCGGCCCCCTTGATCAGCTCGTCGGCCAGCCTGGTCAGAGAGCCGTCGGGTTCACGGCGATAGCTGCCGCCTTTGTGCGGATGTTTCATCGTGCGATCCTGAGTTGATCGAGAAGCGTGTATTCGAGCTGGTAAACGACAAGGCCCTTGGTCACCGACACCAGCCGGCCGCGGCGGAACATCAGGACGCCGCTGGCGTCCTCGGGTCCCCAGCCGGCCAGCGCGGCGGTGACGGCATTGCTTAGGTCGTCGATCGTCGGCAGCGCTTTGCGCGCCTTGGCGTCGCCGAGCGCCTTGACGCAGAGAATCACGCCGACGGTCTCGCCGATCATCTGCGTGTGCAGACCGGCCGCCATGCTGCCGCCGCCGCCCTGATCATCTTCGCCGAGCGGGATCACGAACGCCGAGACCTCACGCTGCGGCGGCGCGCCGGCGTCGGTCAGCGCCGCTAGCTCGGCCACGTAGTCCAGCTTGCCGGTCAGGGCCGGCACTTCTGTTTCGAGCCGTTCCTTGACGTCCACGATCAGGCTCATGCGGCGGCTCCGTTCTCGCCGGCAAGCCACTGCTCTGCGATCGACAGGATCTCGCGCTCGTCGTCGTCGTCGAGACCGAGGAAGGCGCGGACCGGCATGGTGATAGTGTGAGCGCCAATTTCGGCCTTGCGGGCGCGGTCGGCCTTGTTCGGCTTTGCGAAGCGCGATTGCCCGGTCTTTGAATTGGTCTTGAAATGCAGCACCGCGGTGCGGGCCGCCTTGTTGATCGGACCGCCGAACTGATGGATCGCCGCGTACACCACGTTGGTGCCGATCTCGACGTTGTCGCTCGACGCCTGGTAGGTGATCGAGCGCATCAGCCGCGCGGTGAGCCGCAGCGTGAACCCGCCGTGTTTCTTGACGCGCAGCGACGGCGGCCAGGGCGATCCGTCCGGCGCCTTCGAAGTCTCGAAGCGATGCTGCGTCGAAGTGGTGACGGACGCGCCGATGTTCTCGAACAGGCCGAGCTTGTCGTTCGCACGCGCGATGTAGCCGGCCAGCGGCGCCAGCGCGTTGTCGGCGTCCTTGAGCGAGATCCTGATCAGCGCGCCGGTCATCAGATGTAGCCCTTCAGGCTTTCGGCGGTGAGCGGACGTTCGCGGTCGGTGACGCGCACGCCGTTGGTGCCGGACGCTTCCGGTTCGGCGCCGGCAACGTCGAGCCGGATCGAGCCGCCGGCAATCAGCAGCAGCTTCTTCTCGGCGTCGACGTAGTCCTGGCGGATCTTCTCGCCGACCGCGTCGCGGTGCAGCTTGTAGATCGCGATCGCAATCGCGATGTCGCGCAGCAGCGGCGGCGTGGTCGACAGCGGCAGCGCGTAGCGGCCCTTGAGATAGCCGTCGATCGCCGCGTCGGTATCGGCGAGCGCGCGGGCGATCACGCCGGCGTCGATCGCCCCAGTAGCCACCTCGGCGCGGTCGGTGAGATCGACCAGCATGGCGGAGCCGAAGCGGTCGACCAGGTCGGCTTGCGAAGCGTAGGTCATCGCATCACCGCGTCGGCTTGGGCGGCGTTCCGCAGGACGCCCGAGCGGGCGTGGTCTGCGGGAAGGCGGTGGTCCGAATCGACGACACGAAGCCGTCGCTGTACCGAACGGGCTCTCCGGAGGCGACTACAACTGCCGGATTGCGCAGGTGATCGAGCAGAGCGTCGCCGAAGCCGAGTACGCCGCTGAAGGTCTTCCGATCCTCCAGCTCGTCGATACCGAAGGTGGCGAGCTGCTCGACGATCGAGCGCAGGGTCGCGCCGCGTTTGAAGGCTTCCTGGCCTTCGCGATAGGAGTCGTCGTCGATCTTGAAAGGCGTTTGATTGGCCATGGCGGCACCCTCTGGTTGATCTGGAGACTCCTGCCGCGGCGGTACGAGCGCCGCGGCAGGAAGGGCACCAGAGGTGCCGATCGGGCCGTCGCGGGTCAGGAGCCGACGGCCGATTGGTTGCGGGAGGTGGATTTGAACCACCGACCTGCGGGTTATGAGCCCGCCGCGCTACCGGGCTGCGCTATCCCGCCGTGACCTCGTCGACAGTCTCGACGATCAGTTCGGTGTCGGCGACCAGGGCGACCAACTGATCGTCCGACAGATCCGCAAGCGGAATGCGCGTCTCTTCGCGCGTAAAGGCAAAGCCGGCACGGCGCCGGCCGCGATCGGATTTCGACTTGACGATGACGACCTTCGTCAGCTCGCCCACCAGATCAACCGTTGGGATTTTCTGCGTCACGACGACGCCTGCGACCTGATCGGCAACCGCAGTGGTGACGAAGAACGACTCGTTGGCCTTGGTGACAGTGGTGGCGGCCGGCTCGGCGACGGAGCCGGCCGCCGGAGCGGCCGCCTGGTCTGCGGCGGCGGCCGCATCTGCCGCCGGCTGATCGTGATCCTGATCAGCGGTGCGCGGCGTCGAATTGTCGGCCACCTCGGCCGGCTTCTCGGGCTTGGGCTTAGGCTTGGGCTTGCTTGCCATGACCGCTCACCTCACAGCCACGGCACGACGAGCAGCTCGGCGGTGCCGGCCCATTTGTTGCTCTCGCCGCCATTGATCAGCTGACTCTGCAGGATCGCGCGGCCGGCGCCTTCGTTGGACGAACCGACCACGAGCAGATCCGGCACGATGCCGAGCGGCTTACCGTAGTCGCCCTTCATGCCGGTGAGCGCGACGCGAGCGGCCTCGTAGTGGGTCGGGTCGAGCGTCTGCTTCGAGCCCCAGGCGAACTGCCAGAAGCCGAAGCCGGTGTTGCCCCGCGCGTCAGCGCCGTAAGTGAACTGGCGGTTGTTGAATACGGTGTCGTCGTCCAGCTTGTCCTTAGCGACGAACTCGAAGTCCTTGCGCTTCTGCAGGATGATCGGCTTCAGCGTGCGCTTGGTGCACAGCAGGAACCACGGGGCGCCGCTGCCCCCGTCGGTGTTGGCGACGCTCTGCGCCACGCCGCTTTCGTCGAGCACCGGATGATCAGTATCGAAGAAGCTCTGGCCGTCGTAGCACGGCTTGCTGAAGCCGGCCTTGAGCTGCGCCCAGGCCATCTCTTCCCAGGCCGAACCGGTCGACTCGCCCATCTGGGTGAAGAGCGTCGAGTAGATGCCGAGGTTGTCGGTCTCGATATCGTCACGGTCGACGCCGATGGTCAGTTCCAGCGGCTTCTCCTTGATGGAGTAGTCGTGCTCGGACAGGTTCTGCACGACGCGCGGGCCGATCCACTCGCGCACGCCCGGCATCTTGCCGAGCCAGCCGTACTTCTGTTCCTTGGTGGCGGCCGGCACGACGGTGGTGACGCGCAGATACTGCGACGGAGCAAGGCCGAGACCGCCCTGAAAGGACGTCTTGAAGCCGACGCGCAGATTATTGAGGTTGGCGGAGTTGACGATCATCGACGTGGATTCCTTGAAAGGCGGTTTAACGGAGAGATTGCGGACGGCGCGCTTAGTCGAGCTCGATCTCGAAGATCGCGTTGGCGGCGGTGGCGGTGGCGTTGGTGCCGCCGACAGTGAGCGACAGCTCGTCGCCGACTGCGGTGACGTTGGCGGCGGTCGGCGTGGCGCTGTCCTTGTCGCCGGCGGCCGACCCCGATTGCGTGATGGTGATGACGCCACCGGTGACCGCGGTGCCGTTGATCTTCGCCGTCAGCGTCGCGTCGCCGGTGGTGAGCACACCTTCGGTGATCGACCAGATCTTCACGATGCGGCCTGCGAAGGTCGACAGCGTCCGGTAGACATTGGTGCCGACCAGCGTCGCGACGCGCAGCGGCACGGCGACGCGGCGGGTCGCTAGGAAGGTCGCGAGATCGTCCTCGTCGAAGCACACCACGACGCCGAGGCTGGACACATGCGCCACGATGCCGGCGATCGAGCGCGTGCCCGAGCCGCTGGTCTTGGCGACGGTCTGATCGTCGACCGCGTAGCAAAACTTGCCGACGTCGGCCCGCGTGATCTCGTCGGCCGAAGCGGAGTTCGCGAAGCGGTACGCGCCGCCGCGATAGTTGATGGTCTTGTCGCCGGCGCTGCCGGTCGAGTTATCGACCTGCTCCTCGGCGCGCCCGCAGCCGCGCAAGCCGAGCGCCGTCTGCCCCTTGGTGATATTGCCGGCGGCATCCCGCATCACCATCGCGCCGGCGAAGATCTTCACCGCGGCCGCGACGGGGCCTTGCTTCATCTCGCCTTCGAGGCGAGGCGTATTCCGGTCGGCGGTCAGTGCCGTCATCGTCAGTCTCCTGGTCGGCGGGACGCCGCTGCGTTGAACTAAGGAAGTCCGGCCGCGTCACCGCTGCAGCCGGTCGTTTCTCGTCGGCTCAATGCCGAACTGTTATTCCGCGTAGATCGGTGACCGCGCTTCTCTGCGGGTTGTCTCGTGCTTGATCAGCTTGCGGCGCGTTCGGCCGCCAGCGTCTTGGCGTAGTCCTCGGGCTTGATGCCCAGCACCTTGGCGGCAGTCAGCTGCTCGGCATTGAGCGAGACCTGGCCGTCCTTCGGCGGATCGGTCGGCAACAGCGTCTGGCCGGACTCGCCGAGTTTCGGGAATGAATTGATTTCCTTCTCGACCGCGGCGGGGTCTGCCATGTGGCGCGCGATGTAGTGCTCGCGCAGCGGCTTCACGCCGACGCGCAGATCCCGGATCGCGCCATCGACGAAAGCGGTCGCCTTCTCCTTGGCGGCGCTGCCGAGCAGATCGTTGAGCTTTGTGGTGACGGTCGCCAGTTCGGACTGCAGCGACTTGACGATCGGATTACCCTCGGGCGCCGCCGCCTTCGACACTGCCTGCGCAATCGCCTGGGCATCGGCGTCGGCAGCGAGGCCGACGACCGCCGCGATCGGCGACAGCGCGGCGTTGAGCGCCTTGCTAACAGCCGCGTTCATCGCGGTTGCATCGCCGCCGCCCTTCAGATCCTTGATCTTGGCGATCACCGCAGCTTCGTCCGCAGTGTCGTCGAGGCCGAGCAGCGCGCGCAGCTGAGCGAGCAGATCCATTGCATTCTCCTGTTGGTGCAGAGCGGCCATGCCGCGCAGGTTTGGGACGTTGGTCAGAGAGGCACGCAGCAGCGTCAGCACGTTGCCGGCCTTGTCGTGGGTGAAGACGGGAGAGATGAACCGGTAGGCACGATCCGCCATCAGCGCCGCGCCGGATGCGTTCCAGTCGATACGCCCCCAGATGGCGCCGTCACGCGCCTCGGCGCCGACGATCCAGCCGCGCGCCGGCGACGGCTCGCCATTCGGCGCAGCGAGATCCGTCGCATGGTTCTCGTCGAGCGGCGCGCGGCCACCGACCGCCGCCAGGCTCTGCGCCGCGAGCGCCGCCGGATCTGCGACGCGATACGGACCACGGCCATCGACGGTGTGGATCACACCGCCGTCGCCGGCCGGGATCAGCATGATCCATTCCGGCGCCGAGCCGTCGGCGTTCAGCGCGATCGGCTGACCGACGCCGCGCGCCACATTCAAAACTGGTTTGGATTGGTGTCCTGACATGCCGGCACATTGGCCGGGGGCAGCGGGACCTATAAGACTGACAGATGTCAGCCCCGAAAAGTCGGCTGGTGCGGACGGTTCGGTGCCCCAACCCTTAGCCGCGTCGCGCCGATTTGGCGACCGGAATTCGCAGCGGCGCCCGGCCACCGCCGTGGCGGCGCCCGTCGCATCCTGTCAGAGGGCAGAGATCAGGTAAATGGGTGCCGGTCGCCAGTCCAAAACCGGGGACCGCACCGGCGCCGGCGGAAATCGCCCCAGCCCCGAGGGCTGGGATGCCCAGCGCCGGGCTTCAGGCGTTTCAATTTTAGTTTAAATAAAATCCCGCTCCCTTCGCAGGGGACCGGGCCCGAAAAGCGTCTCTGCGGCCGTTTCGGCGGAGGGCAATCAGCGGGAGGATCGGGAAGCCCGATCGACGAGCCAGCTCGTGAAGCTTTTGCCGTCGATTTCCACCGCGTGTTCGGAGATCTCGCCGATCTCGCCAGTGGTCTCGTAGGTGCACTTAACGACGTTGCGAGTCGTCAGACCGGCCGCCGTCCTGGCGTTATAATCCAGGATCGCCGTCACGCGGCTCGCCTTATTGCCGACCCGGCGCATGAGTTCCTGCGTCGCTGGAGCGTGGTTGCTCCGCTTAAAATATTCATCGAGTGAGATCTCGTTCACCTCCGCCGCAGCTTCAATCCGGCGATAGCTCGATGGATCGAGCAGCCGCCTTTTGAGTGAGGCCTCACATGCGGCGATCATCTTGCCAGAGGTGCTGGACTGGAAAACGCTGAATGCCGAAGAGGCAGTCGATGCGGTCATAGCAACGACGAATGCGATTACAAACTTCGTCCGGCGCATCTCACTCTCCATGCCTACGACGACTTCTTCGATCTCGCCGCCTTGCTAGACCTCGACGATTTCATGGCGATCCTGCGCAGCTGAACGTTCGGTATCGCCATTTGAACCGGGCTACCCCACACCAGCCGAGCGCCGACGATCGTCTCGGCGTTGGCACTCTCAAGGTTGTAGAGATTTGATTTCGGTCCCGGCATCACCCGTTTGACGAGCCGCCGCCCGTCATCGGTTCTAACCACCGCATACTGCCCGATCATGCTGTCGAACGAAACCGGCTGCTCTCGCTGAACGACCAGAATCTCACCAGGGTCGTACTTCGGCATCATCGACGTGCCGCTCACTTCGAACCCGATCAGATCGCTGCCGATCGGATACGGCAACTCGATTTGCTCGAGTCCGTCCTCAGGGGTTTGCTCATAATCCGGATCGATAATCGCTCCGGCGCCCACCCGCCCCATAATTTTGATTACGTGGTTCGCGCGGGCTTGCGGGACAAGCCCGCTCTCTTCGGCCAGATCGCGAAGCCTGTCACGCATTGGTCCACGAGGCTCGGTGCCGTCCAGCCACCTCGAAACTGTGACCTGAGTCGTGCGCAATCGCGCAGCAAGGTCCGCCTGCGTCCAATCCCGGGCGTCGAGGATCGCCCTGATCAAGGCCTTCATTTCCATCCCATCCTTATAGGAAGCGGGAAATCCTTAGTCTAATGCGTCTTCGGATATTCTTCTTGCATTGTTAACACGTATACGTTTATGTATATTTCCCATGATCAAGGTTCGAGACATCCGCACCAAGGTTTTCAAGGTGACCCAGGCCGAAATGGCCGGGATCGCGGGCGTTCAACAACCGACGATCTCCCGTTGGGAAAGCTCGACCAGCCGCGTACCGGCCGTGGCTCTCGCCAAGATTCGCGAAGAGGCAAAGGCCAGAGGGCTCCGGTGGGATGACCGATGGGCGTTTGGTGGCGCCGTCCAGACGGGCGCGAAACAACGCCAGCCTCGGAAAAAGAATCGGGTGCGGCCATGACCAACGCAGCCCAGCCCGCGCCTGAGAAATTCGCGGTCGCCCGCATGATCGGTGGGCGGCCGAGGTTCTTCCTCGGCTTTGCCGAACAGACAGCCGCCCACGGCTTCGCCCGCGTGCTGATCACGCCGGAGCCCGACAAGGCCCGCGAGTACGACAGCCGCGTCATCGCCGAGCTGATGGTTGACTTCCTCGACTTCCTCGACAGCGCCGGCGCCGGCGAGCGCCGCCGCAATTGGATCGTCATGCCGCTGCCGGAGGAATGGCTGTGAGCCGCCGCCGCGCCAGCGATACCGCTTCGTCCGACATCTATCAGCCGCGGCCAGTGGTCGAGCGGTTTTCGGCCGAGCGCGTGCGGGCGTCGAGCTGCGCGGCGCGGATCAAACAGGCGCTGAAGGAAACGCTGCGTGAATGCGGCCGGTCGCGCGAGCAGATCGCCGCCGAGATCAGCGCCTATCTCGGCGAGACCGTCTCGCCGCAGATCCTCGATCAGTACACCTCCGGCGCCAACGAGAAGTCGAACATCCCGGCGCATCGCCTCGTCGCGGTGTTCGCCGTCACCGGCGACATCCGCCTGCTCAACGCGCTGCTCGAAGACACCGCCGCGATCGCTGTGCCGAGCCGGTACGAAGCGCTGCTGCACATCGAGCAGATGAGAGAGCTGCGCGACCGCCTCAATCAGGAAATCGAATCCGCCGACGCGGAATGGAGGGCAGCACAATGAACGCACCCAGCGTGATCGGATGGCGGCTCCAGCCGCTCCAGGGCGTGACCGCCAAAATCATCGTCGCCGATGACGGCCGCAACATTGGCGTCCTTTACGCCAGCGAAATCAATCCGCAGTCGGCGAAGGACGGAGCACTCGTCGCCGCCGCGCCGAAGCTGCAGGCCGCGCTCGCCGAACTCACTACCGCGCTCGACGAGGCGCTGTCGGCCATCGACGTCGCCGGATCGATGTGGGCAGAGCGCATCAACATCGCTCGTGCCGCCGCCGATGCAGCGCTCGCAGAGTCGGCGTTCGACCGGGCCGCCAAGGCCGGACCAGTCTGAACAAGGGGCACGGGGCAAAGTGAAAGACTATCTCTCAGCCGCCGAGATCGCAGCGCTTGCGCTGCCCGGCCTGCCGGCCAGCAAGCGCGGTGTCGCGTTTGCGGCCGAGCGCGCCGGCTGGGAGAAGCGTCAGCGCAGCGGCAAGGGCGGCGGGCTGGAATACGCCGTCACCTCGCTGCCGCCTCAGGCCCGCATCGCCTATCTCGGTCACCACACCAGCGAAATCGAACTGCCGGCATCGCTGGCCCGCGAGGCCGCGACCGAGCCCGGCGCCGAGCAGCTCGGCGCGCCGGCTGCTGAAGCCCGCGACGCGCGGCTCGCCTTGCTGGCGCTCGCCGACTCGATCGCCAGTCAGGCCGAGATCGGCCGCAAGCGCGCGGACGTGTACTTCTGCGATTGCTACAACGCCGGTCAGATCGAGGTCGCCGGCTGGATCAAGTCCGAGATCAAACACCTGGCGCCGCGAACGCTGGCGCGCTGGCGTTCCTTCGCCAAGGCCGGGCAGAAGACGAAGCTCGCCGTCGATCGCGCTCGTGCCCGGCGCGGAACCGGCGTGCTCGATCGCGCCAACGGAGGCGAGGTGAAGGCATTCATTCTCGCGCTGCTGATCCGACAGCCGAAACTGTCCGCTGACGACATCGCGAAGAATGTCGCCGATTACTTCGGCACCTTGCAGATCGGCGATCGTCGGATTCCGGTGCCTCCCGTCCGCACTTTTCAAAACACTTTGAAGGCGTGGAAACTCCGCCACGGCGTCGAGCTGAAGGCGATCTGCGATCCAGACGGTTTCAGGTCGACGACGCGGATGGCCGCACGCGTCGCGATGCCGGCGCATCGCCTCAATGAAGTCTGGCAGATCGATGCCTCACCGGCGGACGTGCTGCTGCTCGATGGCCGCCATACAATCTATGTGGGCATCGATGTCTATTCGCGGCGGCTGATCGCGACCGTCAGCAAGACGCCGCGAGCCGCTGCGGTCGGCCTGCTGATCCGCAAGGCGATCATATCCTGGGGCGTGCCGGAGCGGATCAAGACCGACAACGGCTCGGACTTCGTCGCCCGCACCACGCAGCGGCTGTTCGCGGCACTCGGCATCGAGCACGAACTCGCACCGCCGTTCCAGCCGGAAAAGAAGGGCCACGTCGAACGCGCGATCGGCACGTTGCAGCACGGTCTGATGCGCTCGCTCGACGGCTTCATCGGCCACAGCGTGGCCGACCGCAAGGTGATCGAGAACCGCCGTGGCTTCGCCAAACGGCTGGGTCAGAAAGAAGAGGACGTGTTCGAGGTCGCACTGACCGCGGCGGATTTGCAGCATCGTCTCGACGCCTGGTGCAATGACGTCTACGCCAACAAGCCGCATGCAGGACTGAAGGGACGGACGCCGTTCGAAGTCGCCGCGATGAGCAGCACTACGATCCGGCGGATCGATGATTTGCGCGCGCTCGATATGCTGCTCGCTCCCGTCGCCGGCAAAGACGGGTTGCGCGTCGTTACCAAGACCGGGCTCCGCATCCACGACACCCACTACAACGCCGGTTTCCTCGGCCTGCACGTGCACCGCACCGTGCTGGTCAGGATGGACGAGGCCGACATGGGCCGCGCCTACGTTTTCGAGCAAGACGGCGAAACCTATCTAGGCGAAGCAATCGCGCCCGAGCTGCTCGGCATCGATCCCGCCGCCGCAGCGCGCGCCGTTCGCGCCGAACAGAAACGATTGGTCGACGAGAGCATGGCTGCGGCCAACAAGCTCCGTCGTGCCGTAAAGGCAATCGATCTCGCCGGTGCGATCCACCGCCAGGCGCTGAAAGATGCCGGCACGCTGGTCGAGTTTCCGAAGCCGGTCACCAGCCACGACACGCCGGCGCTCGCCGCCGCGCGCAACGTCGCCGCCGGCGAGACCTCGGCGCATTCCGACGCGGTCGCCGCGATGGCCGAGCGGATGCGCGCCGAGGATGCGGCGAACAGCGCGGCCTCGAACGTCCAGCCGCTACACAGCCAAGAGCCGAAGTGGCTGCGCTGGAACAGGGCCCGCGAGATCGAGGCCCGCATGCGCGCCGACGAGTTCGTCGAGCCCGACGATCTGTTGTGGCTCGGCAGCTACCGCCAAGGCACCGAGTATCGCGGCTTCCTGCTCACCTTCGGCACAGAGGAAGAAGCCGCCGCGAGCGTCTGAGTATCAACCCCAACTCATCAGGTCAGGACAACATGAGCATCACAAACGAGCACAGCCAACAAAAGGACTTGGACGCATGGATTCTCGACAGCGCTGAGATCAGACTCGCGGATGGCTGCCACGCCGTCTGCATTCTCGTCGATCAGCGGACTGGACGGACCCTGACAACGGTAAACGACCCCGACGCCGTGGAAGATGACTTCGAGACGCTAGTCCTCATTGCGTCTGCTGATTGGTCGGAGACTTCGGCGTCCCCTTATCCGCCGATCGTGATGGACAACAGCCGCGTTCACGCCCGCTTGAGCGCGCTCGGGCTCGCACTTCAGATGACATCTCCGCACCAAGGGGCACGGCGTTCGCTCGCAGAGCGCCGACTTAACGCGCTGCTGCTGGGCGTCGACGTCTCGATCACGACATCGGATGAGCTGCGCGAAATCCTCCGACGCCGCGGCTCAGAGATCGCGGTTTGAATTCAGCTTCAGGAAAGGTCAGGACAACATGAGCAAAGACACCACCATTCACCGCGGACCGATCGCACTCTCCAATGTCGCATCCTTCATGGTGCTGACGCTGCGCCTGGTCGAGCGCGCGCCGAACCGGCCCGGCTTCGGTGTCTACAGCGGATTTCCGGGGCTCGGCAAATCCTGCTCTTCGATCGTCGCGCAGAACAAGACCCGCGCGGTCCGGGTCGAGGTCGGTGATAGCTGGACGCGGCGCACGCTGCTGACCAAGATCATCACCGAATTCGGCGAGAAGCCGCCGTCCAAGCGCGCGTCGATCGCCGATCTCGCCCAGCAGGCGATAAGGCTGATGGGCGAAGATCCACGCCGTCCGCTGTTCGTCGACGAGGCCGACAAGCTGGTCGACAAGGGCATCATCGAGATCCTGCGCGAGCTTCAGGAAACCTCCACCGCCCCGGTGATCCTGATCGGCGAGGAAAACCTGCCGACCAAGCTCGCCGCCTTCGATCGCATCTACGACCGCGTGCTGGTGTGGGAGCAGGCACAACACTGCACGGCTTCCGACGTCAGAGAGTTGGCGCGCGCCTATTGGCCCAAGCTGAAATTCAGCGACGAACTGCTCGAAACCATCCGCGTGAAGTCCGCCGGCCGCGTACGTCGCATCCTCAACAATTTCGATGAGGCTGCTCATATCGCGAGCAACCGCAACCTGACGTCGCTCGGCGTCGAGGATTGGGGGACGGCGGAATATCACACCGGACGGCCGTCGAAGAAGGTGCGCGACGCCAGCAAGTTCGACAGCCAGGTCGCCATCCCAACGAGGACCGCATGATGCCGATCCGCGACAGACAGGCGGTGCGGTTGCGCATCCGTGTTCCGGAGACGGCGCCGACGCGCTGCGCCGAGCAGCATCTGTGGACGGCGATGCGCACGCTGCACCAGTTCACGCTTGAAGATATCGTTTACCACGCGACCACCGACGAGGTGATCATCGATAAAGCGCAGGCGGCGCGCTATCTCTGCCGGCTGCGCGAGGCAGGCATCCTGCATCGTCGGCGCGATCCGGTCGCTGGAGGAGAGACGTGGCTGTTGAAGCCGGCGGCCAATTCGGGCCCGAAGCCGCCGCGCATCGTCCGCGTCTCACTAGTGTGGGATGACAATTCACGCATCCCTGTCGGTGATCCGCAAATTACGGAGGAGCGGGTATGAGCGCCTCCGGAAACGACTATCTCGCCAAGGCTCGCGCCGCCTGGGGCAATGAGCTGCCCGACTGGATCGAGGAGTTGGCGAAGGAAGCGAACCGCATAACTGCGCGGTCAATCGCTAAACGGCTCGGCTATTCGAACGCGACGATCAGCTACGTCATCTCGCGATCGTACAAAGGCAACTTGAAGCGCGTCGAGGAAACTGTGCGCGGCGCGCTGATGGGAGTGACGGTCGATTGCCCGATCGTCGGCGAGATCGGCCGCGACCGCTGCCTCGAAGAACAGAAGATGGGCAATACCGGCGCGTCGCCAAACCGCGCTCGGCTCTACCACTCCTGCCGCAGCGGGCGATGCCCGCATTCGCGCCTCAATCAGGAGAGCGACCATGCTGAGTAATGACCTGCGAGACCTCTATCGCCAGTTCAATTCGTGGATCAGCGGCGACGGTGAGGCCTTCACGGTCGACGCCGCCCGCGACTTCGAACGCAGGCTGAAGCACGGCGCCGCGAAGGCGGCGTTGCTCGAACTCGGCGTCGATCCGCGCGTGTTCGATACCGACGTGCCGTTCGAAAAGATCGTACCGATCGAGGCATCGGCGCCGAGCGCGCAGCTGCTGACGTTCCCGGTCGACCGCGTCGTGCGGCTCCCGCAGATCGGAGGCGATGCCCGATGACCGCCTCTGCATCGCACCTCGATCGACCGAGCTTCGCCGACCAGGTCGCGGCCGTCGAAGCCATTGAAGTCGCGCAGCGCGTGATTGCACTTGGCACCCGGCGCGCCGCGCTCGGCGTCTCCACCGTCGAAACCGTCGCGATGGCGCACCGCCTGATCGCGCTGGAGACTCTCGCCGCACTCACCTTCGACATGCTCGCTCAGTGCCAGAGCGCCGCAGATGTCGACCCCGCGCAGCGCGATCAGCTGCGTCTCGTGACGATCCAGCACATCGGCGACGTCGGTGCCCAGCTCGAAGCGCTCGGCTACGTCACCGGACCTTCCACCACCGAAGCCTCAACGGAGAATTGAAATGGCTCTCAAGACCAAGTCCGTCGCCTGTCCCGTGCCGCAGAGCCGCGACGAAGCCGGCAAGGCGGTCGCCGAGTTCGCCGCGATCGATCGGCAGCTCGCCGAGATCGAGATCGAGATGAACAAGTTCATCGCCGAGGTCAAAGAGACGTTCTTCGCCCGCGCGGCACCACTGCGCCTCAAGGCGGACGCGATCGCCGGCGCCGTGCAGGCGTACTGCGAGGCAAACCGCAGCGACCTCACCAACTCGGGCAAGAAGAAGACCGTCGACTTTGGTGTCGGAAAGGTGTCGTGGCGCAACCAGCCCTCAAAGGTGACGTTCTCCGGCAAGGAAGACGATCTGATCGACTTCATCCGCCGCTCGAATGACGTCGAACTGTCGGACATGCTGCGCGCCACCTTCGAGGTCAACCGGGTGTTTGCACTGAGCCGGCCTGACCTGGTCGCCAAGGTGCCGGGGATCGAGATCACCGAAGGCGGCGAGTCGTTCGAGATCAAGCCCGACAAGACCGCGCTGCCGGACTCGTCGGTGGCGGAGGCGGCCGAATGACCGCCGCCCAATACGGCCTGACGCCGCGCCAGCGCGATTGCCTGGACGCGATCGTCAATCACCAGACGGCGCACGGATCTGCGCCGTCCTACGAAGAGCTTTGCGCCGCGCTGGCGTTGAAGTCGCGCGGCGGCGTGATGCGCTACCTCGATGCGCTGGAAGAGCGCGGCTATATCCAGCGCCGCCCAAACACTAAGCGGTCGATCAGTGTGATTGCCGGGCGTGACGTCCGGCCGCGACCGCAGTACGAACTTCCGGCGGAAGTTGATGCGAACCTGCGACGCTTCTGCGCGGCGAATGGAGAGACCGACCCGGCCGCGGTGATCGCCGATGCGGTCACCCTCTACATCGATCAAGCTGAGCACGATAGACGCGTCGAGGCGGCACGATGACCACCTCGCTCGATCAGGCGTGCCGCCTTGCGCGGACGGTGAGGAAGACACCGCCGGCAGCGCCGGCCGTGCGCATCGCGATCACCGGCGGCGACGACGCGGCGCTGCCGGTGGAGATCGTGCGTTGCGCCTCCGCAGTGGTCCGCATCACGGCGGACTTCCGCAGGATCGAACGGCCGCTGACCGTCCGCGGCGTCACGGCGATCCGCGCAATCCAGCTGGCCTGCGCCAGCTACTTCGACGTGGCCCCGATCGAAATGCGGTCGGCCCGGCGCTCGGTGAAAGTCGCCAGGGCGCGCCAGGTCGCCATGTACCTCGCCAAGACGATGACGCCGTTTTCGTGCCCGCAGATCGGCCGCCAGTTCGGCGGCCGCGATCACACCACCGTGCTGCACGCGGTGCGCCGGGTCACGGCGCTGATGCAGCAGGATGCCGCCTTCGCGGCCGATGTCGGCACGATCTCCAGATGGTTCGCTCAGGGAGCGCTCGCATGAAGCTGTCCACCAAGCCCGCGACCACGTCGATGATCGCCACTATCCACACGCTCAAAGGGCGTTTGAAGATGGAGGACGACACCTATCGGGATCTGCTGGAGCAGCAGGCCCAAAAGCGCAGCGCCAAGGATCTGAGCGTCACCGAAGCCGGCCGCGTGATCGACCGGTTGCGCGAGCTGGCCGGCGATGGCGGCATCAAGGGCGCGGTCGCCGGCCTCGACAGCGCGATCGGCGGCAAGCTGCGCGCGCTGTGGATCGCCGGTTACGACCTCGGCATCGTCCGCGATCGCACCGACCGCGCGATGCTGTCCTATCTGGAGCGCCAGACCGGTGTCAGCCATGTCCGCTTTCTCGCCGACGCCGGCGTCGCCAACAAGGCGATCGAGGGCCTGAAGCGCTGGATGGCGCGCGACGCCAAGGTCGAATGGCCAACGGATAGCAGCGACGTGCGCGGCGCCAAGCGCGCGATCCTCGCCGCGCAGTGGCTGCGGCTGATCGAGCTGCGCGACGTGATCCCGTCGATCGCCCACCATCCGCTACGCGATCTGGATCTCTACGCCTGGCGGCTCGTCGGCATGAATGGCTGGAATTTCTTCGATCTCTGTCACTTCGACCAGGTGCAGAACGCCCTCGGCCGCAAGCTGCGCGCCGCCCTGGCGAAGCATGGTCAGCACGCCACCACCAACCAGGAGACTTGAAATGGCCTTCGAGGAAATCGAGTTCGTCAAGACCAGCAAGATCAACCCGGACGGTCTTCCGGTCAGTGTCTCTTTGACGAAGCGGGCTTCGGCCAAGATCCCGTCGCTGCACATCGGGCTGACGCAAGCGTTCCTGGCACAGATCCCATTCGACACGGCCGATCGGTTCAAGTTGCTGGTCGGCAATGGTGATGACGCCGGCGTCATCCGTTTGGTCCGTGTCGAAGGCGGCCCGCTGCAGATCACGGCGTCGGCCGGTCTCGGCGCTCGTATCCATTGCGGCAAGACCGACCGGTTCGGCAGCGAGGCACAGGACAAGGTGTTCTGCGCCGCGGAGGTGATCGACGGCAATGCGATCGAGATCGTGTTGCCGGATTGGGCGATAGCGGCCGAGGACTGAGCCATGACCGCGGCGTCCGCCAATCAGAAGCCAACGATGCCGACCGATGCTGAGCTGGCGCGCGCGCGGGCCGAGCGAGGCTGGACGGATCACCGCGTCCAGGTGCTGCACCGCCTCTGGCTGTGCGGCATCGCCGGCGGCGCGATCGCCAGCCAGCTCGGCGGCGGCGTCACCCGCAATGCGGTGATGAGCAAGATCAACTCCACCCTCGGCCCCGGCGCACGCGCCGCGGGTGTGGTCGAAACTCAGCGCGCGGCCAAGACCGCGACGCCGCGGCGGCCGCGCAACGAGGCCGTGATCCGCACCCGCGGCCCTGCGCAGTCGAAGAATGCCGAGCAGCGCGCCGCGGCCCGTGCCGCCGCGCCGTCGATCGACGACGAACAGATCCCCACCAATCAGCGCGCTCAGCTGATGGACCTCGACGCCAGCCGCTGCCACTGGCCGATCGGCGATCCGCTGAAGCCGGATTTCTTCTACTGCGGCGGCAAGGCGTGGTCCGGCCTCCCGTATTGCGCCGGCCATGCCCGCGTCGCTTACCAGCCGGCCGGCGACCGCCGCAGGGAGGCGCCCCGTGGCCGGCGCTGATGAGCAGATGAAGAAGCTGCTGAAGGAGCTGAAGCCGCTCACCGCCTACGAGCGGCATCTTCGGATCGTGGCGCTCGCCGAGCAGTACGGCTCCGGCTTCGCCTGGGCGGTCAAGAAGGAGTTCGAAAAGCTCAACCAGCGGAAATCGGACGGAGCATCGCGATGAGCATGGATTACATCCGTGGCTACTACAAGGTTCCGGCCAAGCGAGGCGGTCGCGTCGAGTATTTCGGAGGCAAAGCGTTGAGGCGCGGCACGATCACCGGTGCCCGCGGCCACCGTATTCTCATTCGGCTCGACGGCGACGATTTCCCGACGGTGTTTCACCCGACCTGGAAGATCCGCTACCTGAGCGTCGAGGAAGCGAAGGCATGACCTCCGGCGCCGCGCCCTTGCTGAAGGTTTCCGATCACGCGCTGCTGCGAGTCCTGCAGCGCGTCGGCGGCTTCGAGATAGAAGCCCTGCGCGCGTCGATCGCGGCGGATCTGCTGCGGGCGGCTGCCGCCACCGAACAGGTCGGTGTGCGCGACTTCGTCGTGTTGCGCGACGGCTTCCCCTACGTCGTCGCCGACGGCGTGCTGGTGACCGTGACCGAGGCACCGCGGCGATGACGCGCGAGCTGCCCGGCGTGCTGGCTGAGATCGCCGAGGTTGCGGGTGAAACCGCTGCCTTGAAGATCTCGGCTTTGCATGGTGGGCAGCGCGTGTATTTCCCGTCGCGGCCACAAGGCGACGATCACTGGCTGGTCGCGGCCGTGGGTGCCGAAGCTGCCGCAAAGCTGGCCGCCCGCTTCGGTGGTTCGACTATCGATATCCCGCTGCACGTCGGCGGCACCTATCGGCGGTTCGTCCGCCAGATCGCCGAGCGCATCCATGCGCTCGATGGCGACGACTTGTCGTCGCGCGAAATCGCCGGCAAGTTAGGGCTGACTCAACGCACGGTGCATCGCCACCGTAGCCGGCATCGCGGCAAACCTGATAATGGTCAGGGCTCGCTGTTCTAATCGCTCCTGATAGTCCCGTTTCACGGGAAACTGCCTGACACCTGTCAGAGTTGGGAAGCTCTGAGAATTTCGGGATTGTGACTCTGCCATCAGCGGAGCGCTCCCCGTGGAATCCAGATTTAATAAATGCCTCGCCGTCGAGCTGCGCTACGAAGGCGGCTACACCAATCATCCTCGCGATCCCGGCGGCGTCACCCTCGAAGGCGTCATCCAGCGCGTCTATGACGGCTATCGCAAGCGCAAGGGTAAGCCGCGTCGTCGCCTGACCGCGTCGATGCGCGGCACGCCGGAGTGGATCACCGAGCGCGACGAAATCTACCGGCTGCAATACTGGAATCAGATCCGCGGCGACGAGCTACCCGCCGGCGTCGATCTGTTTCTGTTCGACAGCGCGGTCAACTCCGGTCCCTATCAGGCCGTGAAGTGGCTTCAACGCAGCTTGAAGCTGAACCTCGTCGACGGTCACCTCGGCGAAGGCACGATGGCGGCGCTGATGGCGCATCCCGATCACGACGCGCTGATCGCCGACATGGCGGCGCGCCGTCTCGGCATGCTGCAGCATCTTTCCACTTGGGATGCTTTCGGCGGCGGCTGGTCGGCGCGCGTCGCGAGCTGCAAGAAGATCGCGCAGAGCTGGGCGATGGGCTCGGTCGGCCCGGCGCCGGAGCCGGTCCATCTGATGAGCGGCGACGCCAAGGCGTATGCGAGCGACGTGGCGCAGCCCGCGCTCGACGCCGGCGACGCGGTCAAGGGCGGCCTCGGCAGCGGCACCGTGGCGGTCGCGATCGACTCCGCCAAGGGCTCGCTGGCGCCGCTGGTCGGCACCTCCGATCTAATCAATCACCTGTTCACGGCCCTGACGCTGCTCAGTGTCGTGATCGCCATCGGCGCACTGGCCTATTCGCTGTGGTCGAGTCGCAAGTCGAAGATCGCGCAGCGCGCCATCGACGGTGACATCGTTGGCGACGTGCCGACGCCGGCCGGCGTGCCTGGGATGCCCTGGTCGCAGGTGTCGGCATGATCACGCGCTTCGCCCATGATGTCGGCGAGCTGTTCGGTGACGTCACCGCCGAGCTGTTCTGGAGCGCTGCGACTTCGGTGCCGTCGCTGCTGCTGCTCGGCGCGGTCGCGGTCGCCGCGCTGACGATCGCCTATCTGCCGATCGTCGCCCGACTGTGGCCGGCGGTGGAAGTGTATCAGCGGATCTCCGGCATCGTCGCGGTCGTTGCGGCCGCGGTGCTGATGTTCCTGGTCGGCTTCGCCTACGCGGATCAGCGCGCCGAGGTCGAGCGGCTGAAGGACGCTCTGACGTTCAAGGAATTCCAGCTCAAAAGCGCCGCCGACACCGCGGCCGATGCCGAGCAGCTGCGACGGGCGGCCGAGGCAGAGACGCGCAAGGCCAAGGGACAGCTCGATGATTACTGCAAAAAGTTCGGCTGCGGAGACGACCGCAAGCCGCCCGCGCCGGAAATGGGCGTTCGTGTCGTGCGCCGCTGCGATCCTCCTCCCGGTTATGTCGAGTGGCTGCGCCAGCTCCAGCGGCGGCCCGCCGCCGGCCAGCGCTAACGGCGTCTACGTGCCGCGTGACTGCGAGAGCCTGGCGCGCAATGTCGATGATCCCGTCGTCGGACCGCGCTCCGATCCATGGCGGGTGATCGGCGAATACGCGGTCGCGCTAGGCGAACTGAACGGCAACATCGACGCGACGCGCCAGTGCCAGGCCGGCCAGCGCGAGCGACTTGGTCAAGGGAAGTGACGATGACGATCAATGTGTCCGACCTCGCGCCGTGGGTCGCGATCGCCATCTCAGCCGCCGCGCTTTGGTACGCGATCTATTCGGGACGTTCGAAGGTCACCGAGGAGAAGTTCAAGGAGCTTTCATCCTGGATCGAGACTAAGGCGTCGAAGGATCACGTCGCGGTGCTGGCGGCGAAGCTCGACGTGGTCGAGGACAAGGTCACGGTGATCGACAACGAGCTGAAGCATCTGCCCGACAATCAGACGGTGCAGAAGCTCGAAGGGATGATCGGCACGCTCAGTCGTGACGTCAGCGTGCTGTCCGAACGTATCAGGCCGGTGGCGGCGATCGCCGACCGGCTCCAGGAAAAGATCATGGAATCGGTGGAGATTGCCAGATGAGCCGAGACATCATTCGCGAAGAAGCTCGGCTGATCATGCTGCGCGAGCTGCACGGCCAGACCAACTATGCGCTGAACGATGCGCTGCTGCGCGACGTGCTCGAATCCTTCGGCATCGCCAAGACCCGCGAATGGGTCCGCGAGGAGATCGGCTATCTCGAGAACGTCGGCGCCGTCACCCGCACCAGCGCCGGCAGCGTCGTGGTCGCCAAGCTCACGCCGAAGGGCGTCGAGCATGTCGAACGGCGCCTGGTGATCGAAGGCGTCAAGCGGCCGTCTCCGGCGGAGGCGTGAGGCCATGAAGGCGGCGCGGCACAAACGCGGGCGGTTGTCGGAAATCGACAAGCTGCCGGAATGGGCCGACGAAGCCAAGCTGTGGGCGTTCGAGCAACTCAAGGAGCGCAAGCTCACTCAGCTGGAGATCCTCGACGGCTTCAATGGCCGGCTGAAGGTGGCGGCCTTCGAACAGGGCATCACCGATCCGCCGGTGATCTCGCGCTCGGCGTTCAACCGCACCGCGATCCGCATCGCTATCCTGTCGCGCCGCCTCGAAGAGACCCGCGAGATCGCCGCGGTGATCGCCCCGAAGCTGGACGAGGCCGGCGACAATTCGCTGACCCTGATGGTGGCCGAAACGCTGAAGACGCTGATCAGCGAAATGCTCGGCAACGCCGGCGAGCTGACCGCCGACGGCGCCACCGCCGAAATGCTGATGATGACGGCGCGAGCACTCGCCGCCGCCGAACAGGCCAAGCGCATCAGCGCCGACGGCCGCCGCAAGATCGAGGCCGAGTTGAACGCCAAGGCATCGAAGGCCGTCGACCAGGTCGCCAAGGCCAAGGGTCTCACCACCGAAACCGTCGACGCCATCAAGGCGAAGATCCTGGGCATCGACACCAGCAAGGGAGCGAAGCCGTGAAGCTCTGGATTCTCGTGGTCTATCTCGCTGGCAGCAGCGGGACCGTCAACAATGGCGGGCCAGCTACCGCCGAGTTTGTCACCCGCGAAGCCTGTGAGGCGGCCGGCGCGGCAATCGCCGAGAAGTGGCCAGGCGGGACGCTTTGGAAGCCGAAGTACAATGGGCACCTCTGCGTCCACGCTTCGTCGCCGACCGCCGCCGCTCAGTAACAACCAACACGGAGGTCAGGCCGTGAACGATCTTCCCGAACTCGCGATCTCGGTACGCCAGCCTTGGGCCTGGGCAATCATCCATGCCGGAAAAGACGTAGAAAACCGATCGCACGGTATGGTTCGCCACTTGTCGCCGGTCGTTGGCCCGCGAGCCATCCATGCCGCCAAAGGCATGACACGCGACGAATACGAGCTCGCTGCCAGTTTCATGCGCTCGATCGGCGTGGCCTGTCCTCCGCCAGCCGATCTCCTTCGAGGCGGCATTATCGGTGCGGTCGAGGTGACTAAGCGTATATCGAAGCGCGACCCGTGCGAGAGTGCGAGCCGCTGGTTCTTTGGCCCGGCAGGGCTGGTGCTGACCAATCCGAAGCCGTGCGAGTTCGTGCCGTCCGTGGGCGCCCTCGGCTATTTCAAATGGAAGCCGGCCGACGCCTCGATCGTGCCGCCGCCGGCGCGGTGGATGCTGCCGGAAGCGAAGCCGGCAGAGCCGCCGCCAAATCTGTTCGGTGCCGCATGACGGCAGCTCGCACCGGTCGCACGCCCTGTATCAATCCGCGCTGCCGGCGGACGTTCGACGCCGCGAAGTACGGCAGCGGCGAGATGATCTGCGGCAAGTGCTTCCGCAGCCTGCCGCAGCCGATCCGCGACAATCACCGCCGGCTGTGGCGGCATCTGCAAAAGTGGCGTCGAGCGGAGGCTCGGACGACAGACGAGTTCAAGCGTTCCCGCGTAGCCTCGATAGTCGACGCCTATAGCAGCCAAATCAATCTGCATTGGGACCAAGTCCTTCGGCCCGCGATCGTCACGCCGGAACGGCCTGTCGGTCTCGACGGCTTCCTGGCGGAGGTCGGGCTGTGACCGATCCGCGTGCGATCAGCGAGGCGGATTGGGCCGAGGCGCGGCGCGCCGGCATGGCGTCGGCCGCCCGGATCTTCGCCGATCGCGGCAGCATCGAAGACGTCCTGATCGGCTATCAGAAGCGCCTGCTCGCCTCGACGGCGCTGCACCAGGTCACGCTGTGCGAGAAGAGCCGGCGCATCGGTGCGACCTGGGCGGTGGCGGCCGACGCCGTGCTGACCTCGGCGGCGACCAAGGCCGCCGGCGGCATGGATACGTTCTACATCGGCTACAACCTCGACATGGCGCGCGAGTTCATCGACACCTGCGCCATGTGGGCCCGCTCGTTCAACGAGGCGGCGCCGGTCGTCAATGAGTTCATGTTCGACGACGGCAACCCCGATCGCGCCATCAAGGCGTTCCGGATCGCGTTCGCCTCCGGCTTCGAGATCGTGGCGCTCGCCTCGCGCCCGCGCAGCCTCCGCGGCCGGCAGGGTTACGTGATCATCGACGAAGCCGCATTCCACGACGATCTCGCCGGCGTCATGAAGGCGGCGATTGCGCTGCTGATGTGGGGTGGCAAGGTGCTGGTGATCTCGACCCACCTCGGCGCCGAGAATGCGTTCGCCAAGCTGATCGACGACGCCCGCGGCGGGCGCAACCCGTATCATGTCGAGCGGTTCACCTTCGACGACGCGCTCAACGATGGGCTGTATCAGCGCATCTGTCTGGTCACCGGCAAGGAGTGGACGCCGGAGGGCGAAGCCAAGTGGCGCGCCGGCATCATCGCGTCTTACGGCGAGGATGCCGACGAAGAGCTGTTCTGTGTGCCGAGCAAGGGCGGCGGGGTGTATTTCCCGCGACCGCTGATCGAGGCCCGGATGCTGCCGGATCTGCCGGTGGTGCGGCTGGAGCGCAACAGCGCCTTTACGTTCCTTCCCAAGGAGCAGCGCGAGGCGGATATCGAAGCGTGGTGCGAAGAGCATCTGAAGCCGTTGCTTGACGCGCTCGATCCCGAACGCCAGCACGGCTTCGGCCAGGACTTCGCCCGCACGCTCGACCTGTCGGTGATCGCACCGATCGCGATCGGCAAGACGCTGAAGCGCACCGTGCCGTTCAGTGTCGAGATGCGCAACATCCCGTTCGAACAGCAGCGCCAGGTGCTGTTCTACGTCTGCGATCGGCTGCCGCGGTTCGTCGGCGGCAAGATGGACGCAAGCGGCAACGGCGCCTATCTCGCCGAGGTCGCGGCGCAGCGCTACGGCCAGCTCCGCGTCGAGCAGGTCAAGCTGACGGCCGAGTGGTATCTCGACAATTTCCAGCCGCTGAAAACCGCCTTTGAAGACGGCATGATTGCTATCCCGCAGCACGCCGACCTGATCGACGATCTCGGCATCGTCCGCAAAGAGCGCGGCATTCCGCGTATCCCGGACATCCGCACCAAGGCGGCCGACGGCAGCGGCAAGCGTCACGGCGACTTCGCGATCGCGCTGGTGCTGGCCTATGCGCAGACGCGCAGCAAGCTGGTCGAGTTCGGCTACCGCGGCGCCGGAGATAGCGCTGCCAGCGGCGACGGGCCGCCCGACGATCAAGACGACGCGCGCGACTGGTGGCGGCAGCCGCTGGGCGCGGGACTGAGAGGTGGACTGTGAAGAAGCCCGTTCGGAAGACCGTGAAGTCTGCACCGGCGAAGCGGACGAAGCTGGACAAAGCTGCGGTCGATATCTGCCAGACCGTCTATGGCCGCTCCGGCAGCTGTGTATGCGCCGGATCGAAAAAGCCGGTCTGCACCAACATGCTCGCGGCGGCACGAAAAGCCGCGCGCGTGTTCGTCGGTGACGAGATTATCGACGCGGTCATCAAGGAGCCCGCCTGATGGCCGACGCCCCGATCATCTACGGTCCCGACGGCCAGCCTATCCGTCGCGAGGTCCTGACCGCCTCTGTCGCCGGTCCGACCGTCACCGGCGTGCGCTCGCCGTTCGGCGCCTATCCGGCCGACGGGCTTAATCCGCGGCGACTGGCCTCGATCCTGCGCGAGGCCGATCAGGGCGACCCGATCAGTTATTTCGAGCTGGCGGAGCAGATCGAGGAACGAGACCCGCACTATCTCGGCGTGCTGTCGACGCGCAAGCGCAGCGTCTCTCAGCTCGATATCACAGTGGAATCGGCCGACGATACGCCCGAAGGAAAGTCGATCGCCGACATGGTCGAGGCCTGGCTGCGGCGCGACGAATTGCAGTTCGAGCTGTTCGACATTCTCGACGCGATCGGCAAGGGCTGGAGCCAGACCGAAATCATCTGGGACACATCCGAGGGCCAGTGGCAGCCGAAGCGGCTGGAGTGGCGCGACCCTCGTTGGTTCAGGCCGGATCAGCGCGACGGTGTGACGCCGCTACTGCGGATCGACGCCGGCGACGCCTTCGCGCAGGGGCTACCACCGGCCGGACCGAACGGCGGCGGCTACGCGCCATTGCCGCCGTTCAAGTTCATCTCGGCGGTGATCCGTGCCAAGAGCGGCCTTCCGGTCCGCTCGGGCCTCGCGCGGCTGGCGTGCTGGTCATGGATGTTCAAGGCGTTCACGCAGCGTGATTGGGCTGTGTTCACGCAGACGTTCGGCCAGCCGGTGCGGGTCGGCAAGTATCCGGCTGGATCGTCCGAGAAGGACAAGGACACGCTGTTCCGCGCCGTCGCCAATATCGCCGGCGACTGCGCGGCGATCATTCCGGAATCGATGCTGATCGAGTTCATTGAGTCCGCAAACGTCGGTTCAAGCCATCAGCTCTACAAGGAGCGCGCGGACTGGCTCGATCAGCAGATGTCCAAGGCCGTGCTTGGCCAGACCGCCACCACCGACGCGATTGCCGGCGGCCACGCGGTCGGTCAGGAGCATCGGCAGGTGCAGGAGGATATCGAGACCGCCGACGCGAAGGCGCTGGCGGCGATCATCAACCGCGACCTCGTGCAGTCCTGGGTGCAGCTCGAACACGGGCCGCAGAAGGTCTATCCGCGCCTGCGGATCGGCCGGCCAGAGAGCAAGAACGTGACGCAGATCCTCGACGGTATCAGCCGCGGCGTGCCGATGGGGATGGCGGTCGAAAAGAGCTACATGAACGATCTGCTCGGCATCCCGGTGCCAAGCCCCGGCGCGGACGGCCGCATGCCGGAGCTGCTGACGCCCTCGGCGTCGGCGTCGCCGTTCGGATCGATGTTTCCCTCGGCATCACCTCAGCAGCGCGCGCTCGCTGCGGCCGAGATGATCATGCACGACGTGCGCGATCCGATCGCTGTGCTATCCGATCAGGCCGCACGACTATGCGCGCCGGGAAGCGATGCGCTGGTCGACGAAGTGCGCGGCGTGATCGAAACATCGACGTCGCTGCAGCAGGTGCAGGAGAAGCTGCGCGCGCTGAAGCCGGGCGCCGCCGAAGCACAGATGGCCGGGCTGATGCGGATGGCGCGGGTGATCGCGAATCTGACCGGCCGCGCCAGCATTCCCGATGCTTAAGGGATTCGGCACAGCTACGGCGTGTAGTTGCTGCGGCGGAGTCACCACCGCGTTGCAGGCTAAGGTCGTTCCGTTCTCGGTTGCGCCCAAAGAGGCGATCGATTTCCTGCGGAGAAAGGTTGACGTTCCGACGGCGACCTGGACCGATCTTTGGCAGGCCGAGCACTCGGTCGCCTTCACGGTCGCCGGCGCACAGACCGACGCGCTGGTGAAGGACTTCCACGAAGCGGTGCAGCGCGCGATCGACGACGGCTTGACGATCGAGGACTTTCGCAAGGACTTCGACCGCATCGTCGAAAATCACGGCTCGGACTACAACGGCTCGCGCGGCTGGCGCTCGCGGGTGATCTTCGACACCAACGTCTCCACCGCCTATGCGGCGGGCCGCTGGGAGCAGATCCAGCGCGTGAAGCGCACGCGGCCTTATCTGCGATACGTCCACCTCGAAGGTCAGGCGCATCCGCGTCCGCAGCACGCGGCGTGGCACGGCCTGGTGCTGCCGGTCGATGATCCGTGGTGGGATACGCATTACCCGCCGAACGGCTGGTTTTGCCACTGCACCGTCATGAGCGTCTCGGATAGCGACCTTTCACGCTACGGCTGGAGCGTCGCCGACCAGGCGCCGCAGACCATCATGGTTCAGCGGCAGGTGCGGCAGTCAGATGGCAGCATTCGGACGATCGATGTTCCGGACGGTGTTGACCCTGGATTTGCCTATCGACCGGGTGAGATGCCAGATGCCTTTGGAGAGGATTGA